TAGTATTAACAATATTATTTTTTTCTTCTCCTTCATAATCTTCCGAATCCTTAGCCTGAGCCTTAGAATCTGATTCTAATACGACTTTATTTTTTGGAGTAGTCGGTTCTCCCTTTTCAGAATTAACACGTGGACTATTATTTGCTGTTATTTGACCATCATTCAGTTTCTGTAAGGCACTTCTTACATGTTCAGCATCTCCAGTTTCTTCATCTCCAGGTGGACCCATTTTATCGTGTAACGCACGATTTTGCTGTCTTAACTCAATTATATGTTTCGTCATTATTTCTTCGCGCTCGCACATCTCATGATATGTTGACTCCAATTCTTTTATTTGTTCACGAGCGTCATCTACCGCATCTCTTTTATCATACATTTCTAATGGTGTTTGCTTTTCTATTCGTGGTTGCTGAGGACTAAAATAATGCATCTGACTTACAGGGCCTGCAGGAGCAGATTGAGCATTGAACATACCATTGGTTTGTATTTTTGACATATCAGCTAATTTACGAGGATATTTCCGGACCTTGTTTTGTAGTTCATTGTGCTCTGCTTTCTCTCTTCTGTATTCAAGAAAAAGCTTCTCTAGTTTTAGTTTTTCCTTTTTGTAAAACAAAGATTTATTTTTTGATGCCAAAATTAATTTTTTAGATTCCTGTGAATCCATAATTTGATCAAATACTGCAACAAGGGTTTGTTTTTTTTGAATAATTGTTTTAAGTGAATTATACATTTCATCTCTTTCGTTTTCCCATGCTGTAACAGCCGGAGGAGGAGGAGTTCCTGGTGGTCCTGCCCAAATCTCTTTCGAACATAATGTATTTAATCTATCTTCTCTTGCTCCTAATTCACTAACTAAATCAGAACATTGTTGTCTTAAATTATTCATGTTCTCTTTTTGCTCATCTAATTTATAATACTTAGCAATTGACAATGCTAATGCAGTCCAAGAAGAAATACATAACCCAATAAATCTCAAGACGTTATCAGAAATATTAAATAAACTATTTCCTCCTTGAACAAATGCAGCTCCTGCAGAAAATACAATAATCATAATCTGTGTTGAATCAATTATCGTATTATATTTTTTATATCTCTCATCTAATACTTCAATCCTCGAATTAAACTCATCTTTTTCACCTCGATGATAATCCCTATATGCCTTTATATGTAGTAAGCATTGAACATAATTAGGGTTTTCACTTACGTAACCAATCATTTCACTACTGACATTTTGAATTATATCATTATAGTCAATTATATTTTCATCAACTTCAGAATGCGGTTCTGCATTATTAGATTCATGATCACTTATACTCATTTATTACTGTTGAGTATAATTAACTTGTTAACTTTCCGCAAAAGCAATAATAAATATCATGTATATTTATAAATATGGAGCCTATTGATGATTATTTAGATCGATATCAAATGCAAGCTTTAACTCCAGATGCTATTTTGTCAGGATGGACAAGTAATTCTTTAATACTCTTGACATCAGCTATGTTATTTTTTCATATTTGTCAACAAAACTCTATAAAAATTAGAGGGTCTGGAAATAAATTACCTGCATATATATCCATTTCTCTAATAATAATTTCAATTGTATATAACTTTGCTTCTCTGCGGGGATTTCAAATAAGAGTAACTCAAGTTATGGATTATTGTAAAAGAGATCCCAAATGTTCTGATGAACATGTAAATAATCTTAACAATATGAAATTGCGTAATTTAATTTTAGGGTATTTACTGATGGCAATTGAAACTCTAGTAGCGTATCTAATATTTTTTTCATTATAAGTCTGTTATATTTGCATATTTTCCAAATATAACATTTTACATATATGACGGTAATTCATCAATATTCATTATTTTTGCATTTTTGTTAAGTTTTTTCTTAGATACTACAAAACGATCAAAGTATCCTTTTCTTAATTCATCGATCGGCATATGATTATGAACAGTACGGGCAATCATTTTATACAATTTAAAATTAGGATATCTTTCTTCTCCATCTTTCTTGTAAAGAACATTTCGATCTTTATCATCCATACACCACTCCATAATAATTCTTTTTGCGGCTAGTTTTGGATCTTTTGGGGAGTCTTCAAGTTCATCCATAAAGAAATCAAGCATTGAACAGCCTAATCTGCATAAATCAAAACTAAAATTGGGCTCTAGTCTAGCTTTATCTTCATTAAGATAAGGTCCAAAATTATACTGTGTTGCTGCATCTCCTTTGGGGTGATAGCTATCACTACATATAACATTTCCTCGAAACTTATAAATTGCTCTTCCAAAATCAATTATTTTATACAATCTACCGAATGTTGGAACTTTATAATGCTTACCGTCAGCTTTATAGTACAAAAATTGTTTTTCTGTAGGAACATACATAATATTATTTGTATGCAGATCATTATGAGTTAGACTGTAAGTTTTTTGATATGATATCAACATCATAATAACTTGGATTATCATAGAACCCCATTCGAGATCTTTCATATCATCACATTTATCTACAATAAGTGAATCTAATGTGTTAGCACATTTTTCAAGAGCGATAACCTGAACGGGGAAACTAGGTATGGTTGCAAAAAGCATATCTTCTGACGCTGTTGAAAACCCGCTTTCAGTACTGCAATCATCGTCATCGTCATCGTCATCACTATCATCTTTATTTGTGATTGACGATCTAGAAGAACATTCTGACGAAGAATCTTCATCTTTATTCTTGCCTTCTTTTATATCAAAGCTAAATACTAGATTTGCCTCTTCTATGCATGCACTATCACTAGGATTATCTTCTTTTCTCTCAACAAAAATGTTATCAAGTTGCTGAAGATCAGATATATTACTTAGTTCAAGAATATTTTCACCTTCTATTGTCTCTAGTTTAAGTTTTTCCTTATTTTTTCTAGTATTAAAATTGAATATACCATTAGCATATGTATTATCGACTTCGAAAAGTGAACTACGGTTGACGTGAAAGAACTCTGAGTCGTTGAGATATTCAACATCATCTGCAATATTTACTCTAAAATCATTTTTGTTTGCAAGAAATGATCCATAAAAGTCCAGAGCATGCACAAAATCATGTGAATGATAGAGTTGACTTGTCAAATAGGTAAAGAAACTATCTACATATGCAGCATTGTTTGGATCTTTAATTTTAGCATGACCATTATCAGTATCAAATTGTGGTAATTTCATAACGTTTTCATCATCTATTGAATATTTACCCATCATGTACTTAATGGGGTCAAGTAAAGGACTGTATTTAAAAAACACTTCCTTGGTGGTTGAAGTACCACTCTCGTCAACAACCTGGCAATCAAAAACATTTGTATCCTTCATATTTCCTACACTATCAAGATATTTGACATGATTGAGGTTAATTGTATCAAAGTTTTTGTCTGAAAGAGAGAAAAACTTGTGATATAGGGGAACATAGTTCTGTGGGTCTGTTACGTTCATCCCATCGGGATTAACAACACTGCTAAATAATGACAAATTATCATTTTTTCTATATGTGAACTCCATTAGTGACAAATGATATAAATATTGAGATTTTAGAACTCAAAAGCGCGGATTTTTTATTTTTTTATTTTCTAAGTCGTCTTCAAATGTCAACTGAGTTAGAATTAAGCAAGTTTAGTATGCGTAATATCAGTTTTAGACCTGATGAGAATAAAGGCCCAGTTATTGTCTTAATTGGTCGTCGTGATACAGGTAAATCTTATCTAGTTAGAGACCTTCTCTTTCATCACCAAGATATTCCGATTGGAACTGTAATATCAGGTACAGAAGCAGGAAATGGTTTTTATAGCGAACATGTTCCAAAGCTTTTTATTCATGACGAATATAACAGTGCGATTATTGAGAATATCCTAAAAAGACAAAAGCAGGTGTTGAAACAAATGAAAAAGGAGATTGAAGCATATAAGAGAAGTACAATTGATCCTAGAGCTTTCGTTATTCTTGATGATTGTCTTTATGATGCAAGTTGGACAAGAGACAAAATGATGAGGTTGCTTTTCATGAATGGTAGACATTGGAAAATTATGCTTATCATTACAATGCAATATCCTTTAGGCATACCGCCTAACTTGCGAACTAATATAGATTACGTATTCATATTGAGAGAACCGTATATCAAGAATAGACGTATTATTCATGAAAATTATGCAGGTATGTTTCCTACATTTGAAAGTTTTGCTCAAATTATGGATCAATGTACCGAAAACTATGAATGTTTAGTTATAAACAATAATGCAAAAAGTAACAGACTTTCAGATCAGATTTTTTGGTACAAAGCAGAACCTCACGGAACATTCAAACTTGGAGCAAAAGAGTTTTGGGATTTGTCCAAAGAACTAAATAGTGATGATGAAGACGTAGAAACATATGACCCACAAGCAAATAGAAGAAGAACTGGACCCAAAATTAATGTTAAAAAGCGAAGTAAATGGTAAATAGTTTGTTATAATGTGTAATATCAAACTATTCTAAATATGACATGTGGTAATAACCCAGTCCATGTTTAAAAACATTGAATAAATCACCTGTTTTTATATAGTGCATTTTTCCTGCACGATATGCATTCAAATATTCTGGTTTAATAAATGGTTGAAATACATCTAATGGCTGAGCTATTAGATCAAATCTATGAATATACGAGATTGTTTTGTCTCCTAACACGGTGTTATAATCATCAACGAATGTTTTACTAAAAACTGGTGGTTGTCCAAAAACAATAACCTCATTTATATTTTGTGAATGGTCATAACTGTATAATATTGATAAAACTGCTCCTAATGACCAACCGGTCACTTTATCACAATATAATTGATCTAATTGTGGTTTAATAGCTTTGTAGATATTATACATGCTAGTGTAAACCATTCCTCTTTTATCTTGACTTATTGTTGGAGAAAGGTCCATTTCTATATCATTTAAACTATCTGTTCCCTTAAAAACTAATATATTATTTTTAACACCTGCAATTATCTCTCCATTCCAGTGTATATACTGATCAAAAATATTATCTTCCATCTTTCCACACAAATCATATCTATTAAGTTTTCGAATTAAATCAGCATACGGATTTTTACTTTTATTATGATATAATTCACAAAAGTGTTTTGAAATCGGGCTCTCGTAAAGACTATATGAAATGAAAAATATTGAAATAATGCTCATTAATACAAAAATTAATATGATTTTATTCATAAGCAGATTATATTATAGTGTGATTATTTTAGACATATACATATTGTACAAAATCAATATGAATAATATCCCATAATCAATTTTTGTAGCTAACCAATCATGGTCTTTTTTGAGTATTAATCTCGGAACTAAGAGAGATTTAATATGAAATGGAAAGTTTCTAAACGAAGTATCTTTTTTATCCTTACACACCTTATTTGTTTCACTAGTAATAACACACCGTCCTAAAAAAAACCACCCACAAATAGTAATTAACATTAGAAGAATGTTTTCATAATAATATCCATAGAGAGGTCCTAAGAACAGAATTAAACTGCAAATATATTGATGCACGATATTGAGACCTTTCCCATATAGTGATGTACATCCCCAAAAGGTGTTATCATGTAAAATTAAAGCCCACGTAAATAAATTAAAAAATACATTTTTTTGAAGTGGAGTCATTAATATATTTGTAGAAATTATCATTGCCAAATAATTTACGTATATTTCATAAATTATCATGAAATATATTGGTTATTTTATAGTAATCTGGATTTACTCGTCTGTCGCACCCTCGGTTGTATCTGCTTTGCTCTCAGATGTTGAAATAACAGTGTTTTCCAAGTCATCTGTTAGAGCAGATAGACCATGATCAGTGTTTTTATCAGTGACAACGTTTTCATCTTCAAATAGCTCTTTTCTAATATCTGCCGCGGTGACTGAATCGCCTAGCTTGTTATCAAAGGTAGTTGCATCTTTTACACTAATAAGGTTGCCAGCCTCGTCAATCGTTTGGGTTAGTTTATTTCCAGAGGCGAGTGCCTTCTCTTTGTTGTCCTCCATTGCCTTTTTCTTGGCATCTTTAACGCGAGAATCGAAGTCCTCTTTTGCCTTTGTCTCATTCTTATTCTTCTCATGCATGAGCTGATTGAGCTCATCTTCAAGATACTCTACTCTACCAGTCTTGTACGATTCTGGGTGGAATGGCATCCATAGTCCTACAGGACCAACGTAAACATTGTGATTAGGATCAGATTCACGTAGTAACTTGGCGCGAACTTCTGCCTCTCCCTGTGTAGGGAATGCGCCTCTAATCTTAATACCGCGGGTGCTGGTTTGGAAAGAATGAGATTCATCGAAATCTGCTTGCATTTTCTCCTCATTGTTATCAACAAATGTTTTAAACTCGTCCTCTACGGTTGTAGTGAAAAGATTATCACGCTCGCTCTTAACAAACTCCTCTAAATCTTTGCTAAGCTCATCAAAGTTGACATTATGCTTATAAGAAATGAAGTTCAAAAATTGAGTGTACTTCTGCAAAGACTTCGACATATCCCATTGCTTTAGGAACTGCTTGAAAAAAAACGTGTTTTTCTCCTCCAGAATCTTTTCTGGAGACAAAAATGATACACATACAAACTTCTGACCTGCAATTGATTTATCTTCATCCAATACATCTACATATTTAGGATTTACTGTTCCGTCTGAATTAAGACGGGTGGTTACTCCGCTGGGTGTTTGAGTCTCTGTTGTTGACATCTATAACACTATTAGTCATTCTGTTTTTAAGCTTCTACCGCATTGAAAGATTTTTTTCTGCTGTTAACTTATAGATATGAATATGATGGGTATCGACCTTGCTGAACTTCTTAAGCGTGCTATCAAATACCTCGTTGAGGGGCTTATGGTAGCTATCGCTGCTTTTGCTATTCCTAAGCGCTCTCTTCAATTAGATGAGATCGCCCTTATTGCATTGACTGCTGCTGCCACATTCAGCATTCTTGACACATACCTTCCTAGCATGGCCGTAAACGCTCGCAGCGGCGCTGGTCTTGGTATAGGTGCAAATCTTGTTGGATTTCCACGCTAATTATGCTATAAATAATTAAATAATGTGATAAACACGTTGTTATTAAAATCATCATTTCTCTTATATTTTTATTAGAGAAACGATGAGTAAATGGTCACTTAAAACTACTAGAAAAATTAGTGCTTCATTGGCAGATTTTATTATGAATAGAATGCCAACAATTTCCTGTATTGATGCAAATAATTTGTATAACGCAATTATTGAAATTAATTCTGTCAAAGATTACATTGGTCCGTCAGTATGTTTAGTTCAAACTGAAGCAGGGTGGTATATAATGGGAAAGTGTGAAGAGAGATTTAACGATATATATACTCGATTAAATGCAATGTATCATCATTACAAAGAAATAACGGATAAACTCAATACCATTAAACAGTTGGGATAAACTCCCAATCTAGCTCTGCACAGATTTTCTTCCAAATCTCATCTTGTTCGATCCTTTTCTCTCTATCTTTGAGCATTGGAAAGAATGGAAGAAACTCTTTTTGTTCAAGCAACTCGCATAGCTTGTATACTGTGTAATAATAGTTCAAAAAGTTTACTCTATCATCTGGACAATACTTTGCATAAGGGGCTTGAATGTCCATAAATAAACTACAAAGCCTTTCTTCAAGTTCTGGGCTCATAACTGGAGGCTTTATGCCTAGTTTATCTTTAATAAAAGGAATATGCTCATAGTATTTGTTATATCCAAGTTTTTTGAGAATATCTTTGGCCCTCTTATTAGTTAATTGTTTATTGCCAATTCTCTCCTTCTTTATCTGATTCTTAATATTATCCAATACTTCATCGGGAATCTGTGTCGTCTCTTTGGCTTGAAATTGTGCCAATATTTCTCTGAAATGATTGATACGCTTGTATGCATAAAAGCATACCTCTTTTGGTGGTTCTTTATAAGAAGGTTTCTCATTTTCAATTAGAAATTGAATACTAACAGAACAATTATTACATACAAGCATTCCCTCATGATCTATAGCAATTAATTCTCCAGAATGACAATGTTCACAAATATCGGTTTGAACTACAAAATTGTTTACATCTAAAAAATCTTCATCTACACTAGCGAGGTATTTTTGAACATTTGTTAATACTGTCTTCTCCTCTTCTGGTGTAGTGACATCAATATTGAAAAAACTATTCAATACCTTAGACTTACCCATTCCAGTTGCAGTATGTTTTTTATTTTCATAATATTCAAATACATACTTTGAATTATCTAAATAGTAGTTTTTCCTAGCTAATTTAATCAGCTTAATTTTATCTGTCAATTCAGCAATTTGTTCTTCAAGGTCAAGCACCTTTTCGATATTTTTTTCGATCTTAAGGACCTTTTTCAATTTCTTTTTTTGAGATTGCAACTTGGGTAAAACAACCTCTTCTTCATGTGTCATTTCTTCTACAATTGAACGATGTTTGCTATCAAGCGTAGTTGTACTTTTAGCGCATACTTGGATTTTCTTACTACTCTTTGGCTTGAATGTAGGCATATAGCTTATATGTAAAAGAATGCATCTTTTGTTTAATTTAGTATTCAAAGAAAACACATTTATCGTTATTATGTCGAATCTTGTTTCGATATATAATTATATGAGCGACCATAATATTAGTATTGATGTTGAAAATGACGCTTTAATGGATTATAAGAGTCTTCAAAAGATGATTTTTATTCATAATGCTCTTTTAGATGGATGGACCATAACAATGAAAACCGATAAATATATATTCACTAAGAAGCATGAAGGGCGAAAAGAAGTGCTTTCTGATGACTATCTTAAAACGTTCATCGAAAGAAATCTCGGTACTTTAAGAGTTAGATAGTCCAATTCGGTATATTTCGTCAAAATTATTTTCTTTAGCAATAGTATATAACCATGGGAGGTGGATTAATGCAACTAGTCGCTTACGGCGCACAAGACGTATATCTTACGGGTAACCCTCAGATTACTTTCTGGAAAGTGACTTACCGTCGCTACACAAACTTTGCTATGGAGTCTATTGAACAGACTTTTAATGGCCAGGCTGATTTCGGTCGCCGTGTTACTTGCACCCTTGCACGTAACGGTGATCTTGCCTACCGCACCTATCTTCAGGTGACTCTTCCTGAGATCAACCAGAATCTTGCCAAGTTCGCAAGATGGCTTGATTTCCCCGGAGAGCAGCTCATCGCTCAAGTTGAGGTTGAGATTGGAGGTCAGCGCATCGATCGCCAGTACGGTGATTGGATGCACATCTGGAACCAGCTTACTCTCTCCAAGGAGCAGGAGCGTGGTTACTACAAGATGGTTGGTAACACCACCCAGCTTACCTACATCACTGATCCTGAGTTCGCCGCTGTTGACGGACCCTGCGATTCTAGTGCTCCTCGTCAGGTGTGCGCTCCTCGCAACGCACTCCCCGAGACCACTCTTTACGTGCCTTTCCAATTCTGGTACTGCCGTAACCCCGGACTTGCTCTTCCTTTGATTGCTCTTCAGTACCACGAGGTCCGTGTCAACCTTGACATTCGTCCTATTGATGAGTGCCTCTGGGCTGTCAGTTCTCTTGCTTGTCCTGGCGAAGTGTCTGCCAATGGCAACCTGAAGGCCAGCCACGCATACAACCAGTCTCTTGTTGCTGCTTCTCTTTACGTTGATTACGTGTTCCTTGACACTGATGAGCGCCGCAGAATGGCACAGAACCCTCACGAGTACCTCATTGAGCAGCTTCAGTTCACTGGCGACGAGTCTGTTGGTTCTTCCAGCAACAAGATCAAGTTGAACTTCAACCACCCTTGCAAGGAGCTTGTCTGGGTTGTTCAGCCTGATGCTAACGTTGATTACTGTGCATCTCTTGATTGCAACACCGTTCTTTTCAAGACTCTTGGTGCTCAGCCTTTCAACTACTCCGATGCCATCGATGCTCTTCCTAATGCTCTTCATGCATTTGCTGGACCCGATGCTGTAGGAACTCTTGCCGCTGACTACATTGATGGTTCTGGTCTCTTTAACGATGCCGGTGCCGCAGATACTGGCGGGGCCAATTTCTGGGATGAGAACAACCTTGCCACTGGTGTCGACCAGTACACCCAGCCTCAATTCGGGCCACAGAGTGGCGGTCGTTCAAGTGTGTCTGATGCCGGTTCTTTTGTGCTAGCTGAGACTGCTCTTGACATGCACTGCTGGGGTGAGAACCCTGTCGTGACTGCTAAGCTTCAGCTTAACGGCCAGGACCGCTTCTCTGAGCGCGAGGGAACTTACTTCGACCTTGTCCAGCCTTACCAGCACCACACTCGCAACCCCGACACTGGTATCAACGTTTACTCTTTCGCTCTACGCCCTGAGGAGCACCAGCCTTCTGGCTCTTGCAATTTCTCGCGTATTGATAACGCTACTCTTCAGCTTGTGCTTTCCAACGCCACTGTTGAGGGTACCAAGACTGCCAAGGTCCGTGTGTACGCTACCAACTACAATGTCCTTCGTGTCATGAGTGGTATGGGTGGTCTTGCTTACAGCAACTAAGTTGTTTAATCACCTCAAATACAAAAACAAAAATATCATTTTATCAAATATTGATAATATGATAATATCAATTATATATATAAAAGATGATTAGTTTAGACGATACAAAAAAAAGGTTTTTTGACTGGATAGATGTTACTGAAAAAACAATTTTATCTGATATATTTGGATTTTATGGGACAAAAGCGATAATCCCAAGGCGCTCTCAACTAGCGTGGGTTATAATTAAAAATTGCATTTTAGATACGTTATGTAAACATAACGTTGAGCATTGTTTATATTATGGTTCTTTAATTGGATATGCAAGATTTGGGCACGAAGAACCATATATGGATGATTGGGATGTTGTTGTCCCAAATGATAAAGAAAATGTTTTAAAATTAGAAAAAGCTATTGAAGAAATACAAAACAATAATAAAGGATGTCACATTGTTCGAGCCTTAGAACATGGCTTTCAGTTTTACGCAAAGCGAGGTAGTTGGTGGAACCCTGAAGATAGAAATAAAGGGTTTCCTTGCATTGGGCAAATTGATTTTTTTTACATACACAGAACTGAAGATGGAAAAATAGAATATCCTCTAAAAAGTTCAGATGGAAAGAAGTGGGTACCTAAAAATGAAGGGGAGCCATTTAATAAATTATTTCCAGCAAAATTATTAACAGTCAATAATGATACATTATACTTTCCACGTATAGCTGATAGCATAGAACTATTTGATTGGTTAAAGAGAGGTTATGGAGACATAAGTAACATCAAAATATATACTCATTTTCAGAATCGACCACTTAACTTTCCAAAAGGAACTGATCATAAACATGTATTGCAATCATTTTTTGATGCAGAGGATATTGCAAAAGATAATATGGAGAATATAGTTAAGACCTTAAACATAAAAGAATGGCCGACCATAACAAAACGTAGTGATACTTTTATGCCGTATTCAGTAACTGAATATATGTCATTACTACCGAACATTTTGTCATGTGTAGATTCGATGACTTCAAATGGAGAATGTATTGTGCCATCAACACACTTGCCTTTCATAAGTGATATTATTCTTTACAGACCTCTTATAAATATTAAAATTGATGGTGTTATACAAGATGAATATCTTGTCCACAACATACTATTAGAAAAACACAAGAGTGGACTTATACCTAGTAGGCAACAAATGATAAATAGCGATGTTACTAGTATAGTTCCATTTAATTCTTTGTGTTCAATAAGCAAAAGAGAAGAACCTGAACAGGCAAAAAAGAAAGAAGAACCTGAACAGGCAAAAAAGAAAGAAGAACCTGAAAGTGTTAATGAATAATAACATTCCATTTTCAATAAGTAAAATTAAAAATATGGATATGAACCTTCTCTAAGAAAAATCATATTATAAAATGATAATATGATTCTATTTTCTAGCTATTACTCTATTTAGCAATGGATCTTTGTTATAGTCTCTACTACCACTTGGACTAAATCCACGACTTACTTCACTTAACTCTATTTTCATATTGTTGTTTTTTAACATTTTTTCAAGATCTTCTATTGCTGTAGGCCAGCGTTTATGACTGGTTGTATAAGATCCGTCTTCCTCGCTATAAATACTATTTTTTATTAAGATATCATCATTTATAGATCTATTTTCGATACATATTTGTCCGTTAGATGATAGAACATTACTAGCTAATTCTATAACGTCATGTTGGATTTGAATAGGTAATGCGTGTAAAAACCACCTTAAATAAATAATATCATATTTGCTAGTAGTTGTTTTTAAAAAGTCTATTACATCACCATTTACTGTTTTTAGTGATCCGATTTTTTGAGTAGGTATTGATGTGTCCACTGCAGTAACTTCATGCCCTTTGCTTGATAAATATGTACTATCTCTTGCATTGCCACAGCCTAAATCTAATATTTTACTCTTTTCCATTATTCTATTTCCAATAAATTGTGCAAAATGCGAACCTCCAGTTATATGCTCATCTGGATTTGCATAAAATCTATCCCAATACGATTTTTCCATTATACATATTATATTATATTATATATTATATTACTACATGGAAGAATTACATATTATAAATGGTAATAGACCGCCAGAACTACACACAATTATCATATGGAATGGTAACGAAGATATAAATAAAATAGATAGTATTTTGAAAAAATCATAATATATTTATTGCATTTTCTGCAAATGCGACAATTACACTTACATCGTACTTTCCTGTATCACATACAAACATATATTCAATCATTTTCGCACATATTAATCTTATGCTTCTTCTTTTATTGTCAGAAAGAAATCTACTCAATGAACCATCTCTGCCAGTTATTTCTGATTTTAAAAAAGGTACGAATGTCATAACCCAACCCCAAATATCAACATTATAATAAAAGTCAGCGTATAATTTGTTATGATCAAATGATCCTTGTAGCAAATATAACTCCCTCTGTCGGGTTAAATATTGTGAAATTAACATTTCACTTGTTGAATATGGATAAATCTCACCGCGAGATGTATGAAACTGATTCAAAACCTCTATAACTGGAGTAACAATACCACCAAGTAAATATCTCATATGCTCTTTATCATATGTATTATGATATAGCTGATGTATTATAGTGCGCACAGTTGTTGCACCAGAAAGACCACGTGGGTCAATCATGCCACCCATAGTATCAGCTGTTTGATAAAATGCTCTGGCCACAAGTGGTTCGTTGAACATACAATATGCAGTCATCGGTATATTTGTTTCATCTACATCATATTCATTTCCGCGAGTTGATGCATCTGTGATTGGCTTACTGCTATCAGTTAAATAACTGAGACCCCAATCTATAATCACCGGAGTATTTTCTTTTACCAATACGTTTTCTGATTTAATATCAAGATGATAAATACCTTTTTCATTCATAGGTATTATTCCTTTCATTAAAAGAGAAATCATGTTTTGAAAAAACAATATTAGTTTTTCATTCTCATTTAAATGAGAAAGATATGATCCAACTGTTTTGCCGAGATACTTTTGCTGCAAAACACTTAAATCTGGTAATTTTGTCGAGGAAGAATTATGCAGTAAATCTGCAATATTACCAATATCACAATGATATCCAGCTAGATCTTCACTTGTAATTTTTTCAGGTCTACACATATAGGTACCAAATCCACCAAAATACTTTTCTGCATTGTCGATTTTTCCAAGACGTTCAGTGACTCTCTCGATTTCATCCATTTCTTTTCTAGCATCAATCGTTTCCATTAACTTGGATACCATATCATTTTCAGGTTGTCTACCATGTTTACATGGTATTGCTGGAGAGAAAACACATCCATAACTACCTACACCTATTACTTTTCCACCTTTTATAATGCCATATCGTTCCATATATATACTTTATTGCAATATTAACTTTAATTATAAAGAAGAATTATTACTACTTCATATGCTAGTTATATAAAATTATTCCAACTTTATATAAATAAATAATTATTGTGTGTTTATACGGATACAAGCGGACTTTTCTTCCAGATATAACTACCTGGAACAGTGGCATCCGCTCCAAAGCATATATATATATGTCCCTGATTGGCTTTAATTTCGCCACTCTCACCTTGAGTGGTGCTTGTAGGCGCAGCACTAATAACCTCTACTTTCTTGGCTGTTCCAGTTATATCTCCTTCAATTGGATAATTAATAAAATGACTTTTATTCGCAAAAACATTAATATCTCCAGTATAAGGTCCTTCAGTTACATTACCGCCAGCATTACCGCCAGCGCCGAGCCCTGTTTGAATAATAGGACCAGTAATATGTGCACCCGTCATAGCCTGAAGTCCTAGTGTATGTTTATCAGTCGCATTGGTAGATGTTCCTTTATTGCCTCCATAAATATTTAAACATCCTGCAGTTGCGCCATTGCACAATACTTGTTCAGCACATGGCTGTATATTAACACTTCCGGTTATATCAACGCCGCATGTACCATTTGGTTCAATGGATCCAATTTTAACTTTCCCATTCTCGATATCATTAAATAGATTACATATCGATTTATCGTATCCTCGTGATCGTAAATAGCTTCCGTAGCTGCAATATGTTTCTCGACATGTATGACCAGACATTATATAATCTACTCAGATAAATTATATATTATTTATTCGGGAATAGGGAAAGGTCTTTGAGTTTTAGATACTACTAGTTTTTCTGGCATAATTAATTCTTGACGATCAAAGTAACTCTTCATTGGTAGAGATTTCAATTGAGGTTCTACTTTTGGCTGAGGATTGACTAAATTATTTGCATTTATACCAAAAAGACTAGACTCTATCTCAACTGGATTATGAGAAAGTGCCGTCCAAGGCATATGACTTGCATTAAACCCAAGACAGGGTTGAGCGTTATTATATGCGGATCCAAATGCACCATGTTTGTACTTAATATGCTCTATTGAGTTTTTATAACTTCTCTGTTGTAAGCAGTAATCTTCTGGAGTATTCTTATTTCTAGTTGAAGCCATCTATACTATAACAGGATATTATTATGAGCTTATACACGTCATTAAAGCTTTCATAGATTCTGTTGTAGGTTTATCGTGAGTTATAATTTCACAAATACATCTATGTGTTTCGCTGAATAGATCCATCGTGAACAATATCCTAAACAGATTCTCGTCTGTAAGATGTTCTCCCATAAATAGCATTAAATGTGTAAATCTAGTTCCTCCCGCACGAAATCTATCAAAACACGGTTTGAAATGATTAACAACAATATTAAAAATTACGTCAGTCTTTCTTGTAATTTCAGAATCATCCCATTTTTTACACTTAAATGCCTGTAGAAACTGTGCTCTGTACAAATCGTCATCATCTAATTGCTTGTATGTACACAGAAATGTTGAATCATATACTTCATTCATTATAGAATAAATAACCACATAATTTTAAGTTATTATTTATCAAGTTATCGTGAGTATTAAATATTTAGTTACGCTTTACTCCGTCAGCAGTAGAAACAAACATAGTTGATATACGGCCTACACCACCTAGCTGATTCATCTTAAATACAACATGTCTATTACTACCATCAGCACGTTTTCTTATGTGGCGAGCGAGACTGGGGCGAGTGTTTGTAGTTGATACTAAACCTTGCCATACATGATTTCCATTTCCAGGACTGTTGGCGTTTACGTTATTAATAGCTCCAGAGGAGCCAGCATACATAGATCTACACTTAGACATTATAAAGTAAGTGTAGATAATAAAAATTGTAATATTTAATTAAACGTATTGTTTTGATGTGTGAGAACTCGCATAATCTTGATCACGAGTCATTTCGCGAGAAGGCATGCCACCACGAATCCATCCATCAGCAGCAACTCCTTCAACAAGGTTTGCTGGATTTTGGACAGTTGCCTTGAGTGAGGGAATCATTGGAGTACTACGATATCCCATATGGGATACTTCAGAACTGGGATTAATACTCTTACGATTGTTAGCGAGCTCTCCCTGCATAAGCTGAGACTCAAGCACAGCATCAGACTTTCCTCGACCTAGGAATGGAACGGTTGCAAAAGGTCTTTGGTATAAACTGATTCTGCAACTTGAACGCGTTAAATCACTAATATGTAGTTGAGAGTTTTGGTCAATATTGCATCCTCCAATACCTACTTGATGGCTTCCAGTAAAATTAATATTTGGCTGAGACGTTGCAAACTCTACAGCATCACCCATTGGGCATTGTGGACGAAAATTAGTGAGGAGATAATTAGCTGCGCCTGCATTTTGAACATTGCGCTGACTAAGATCACATGAATCCTCCCCTATTCTGGTCTGGTTATTGAATGTATAATCGGATACGTGGGCCATTTATATATTCAGATAATATATTATTTTCCTAATTTCCTCCATTGATCCAGTTAGGAGGCATAGATTGTGTGCATGCTAGTTCATTTCCATCTTTGCAAGAAATCATATCACCATAACAAAACTCGGCAAACGACTTTTGATCGTTAGGAATTGTGGTGTTAGCAGTGGAATTAAAATGTATCATTGATCTATCAAACTGAAAGCTATCGCCTAAATCTTTAAACAATCTCTCGTCTATACCTTTCTTGTCGTCAAAATTATTAACAACCATTTCTTGAGTTTTTTTATTAATATCTTCAACAACAACAGGATTAAAAGCTGGTGCAGCAGCTGGTCTATTGGGTGTATCTTGAATCTGAGGAAGAAGCACATTCATCATAGGATTAGTGGCTGTAGGTTTTTCAAATCTCATTCGTGATAATGTTTCTCTATCAAGCGTTGAAAAGCCTTCCTTGGCTGCCTTTTGTACAGATTGCTTGATATCATCATCTTTCTTTAAGTATTTCAAAATTGTAACGGCAAAGATTGTAACTACTCCACTAACTATCACTCGAAAGTTTCCAGTTACTAGATAACCAAGTATAGTCAATAAAATTACAAGTCGAGTAATAGCATTAAGTTTTTCATTTGAGGTCATTCCAGGAGAAGGCCATACTTGTCCTACGCTATCTTTGTTAAATAAAATAGTTGGATCATTTAACCAGAAGGTGTCTTGCATCTATATATACAGCCAGCTATTTTATTTCTTCTTTTTACCCTTTTTCTTACCTTTACTAGGCTTTACTGAACTTCTTTCAGCGCGAGGACCACTTCTAAAAACAGTTTGGTTTGGCTCGTCATCCCACTCTGCAAGTAGTTCTTGTCGCGCTTTTTCTGCTTTCGCTTCCATTACAGCCATCTCCTCTTGACTATATTGTGGAACTTCGGGCATATTTCTTTGACCAGCCTTAGCTCTCATTCTCTCCTTTTGTTGAGCAAGTTTCATAGTACGTTCCATATGAGCCTGCATTGCTGAAGTATTAATTTTTTTACCACCCAGTCCCATATTACTTAGCATCGACTGAATATTCTCCATACCAGGCATGTCTTTCATCTTTTTCATCAGCTCACTTGCCTCTTCGAGAAGTTCACTCTCTTTGATATCACCCGACTTGATCTTTTCATCTAACTTAGATCCTACATCTTTAACCATGCCCATTATCTTCGTTGGATCCTTCATCAACTTTGCAAATACGTCATTTACACTTGTTGCGTTTTCAAAATCCATATTTAAATTAGCTGCAGTCTCTTCGGCAATTTCCTTAGCAAGAGTTCCTAGCTTTCCGTCCATCATGCCGGCAACATGAGCATGTACACTTTCTGCATTCGGCAAATCTTCCATGTTAATATTTCTCTTTCCTTCCTCTCCATCTTTTCCCTCGTCCTGTTGAAACATATCTTTCATACTACTCATTGTCTCCTCCAACTTCTGTTTAAACTCGTCCTCATTAATTGCTTTGAATAAATCGGCTGTATCTCCAAATGATTCTCCGTCGGATACATTTGATACACTTGAAAATAATGTCAACTGCAAATATTTCCAGATTGTAGAACGTGTTGCGTCACTAATATTTTCTTTCCATAAAACGTTAAAATCAATTCCAGGTAAAAATAGAACAGGTGTCTCAGTATCAAAAATATCTGCATTCTCGTAAAGAATATCAAAAAAGCGAGCAGGATAGATCTTACCACAATACTCCATTATAACTTTAGTTGCCTCAACAACCTCTGCTGGCAAATGGTGATCTTGTTTCCAAACTATTGATAAGTTTGTATCGAGATTCTCTTCTAGCTCTGGGAATACATTAATCATGTCATTCATCATGTCCCCAAGAACTTTGGTAAAAGACTTAATCTTTTCGGCGTCGAAACCAGGTTTTTCTGGCGAAGCATCATTAGTCATTGAAGAACCTTCCATAATACATTGACTAATGATACACTTTTAAATCACTGAAGACATTAATTATTATACATATTGCATATCTTACAAAGATTTTGCATATATTGAAGAACCTTGGCCTGTTCGGTTGGATCCATATTTCGAATTGGTTCTTTAATTTTGTCTATTTTATCGAGAATTGCGCTTGCTTGAGATGTTCCCTCTACATCATTCGAGTAATCTTTATTTAAGAAAAAATCTAAATTGCCTGCATTAATTTCATCTCCATATTGCGAGCTTACATGTTCTTTAAATGTTAAGATTATTAGACGAGGATTTGCTTTTCGCAACTTACCAAGGGCATTTGCAGCAGTAGCTATATCGATGTCATCTGGAAACACCCGAATGACATCATTCAAAAACTCCTCGAAATGATTATTGAATGCTGTTAATATGCTCATATGAAGTTTCTATAGTTCTTCTTTTAAACACTTTAACGCTTTTTCTATTTGATTCACTTATCTACCTCCTGGGGGAGGTCCGTTATTCATTCTAACATCACTTGCTCTATTCTGCTGAAGCTGTTCCATAGATACATTGCCAACTGTGTCAGATGAATAATTATCTGGAGGAGTCTCTATTTGGTCTTTATGAGATATGCCAGCATACATGTGTTGCTGTCTCATACCACCATCGCCTTTAGCTGATAAATCGTCTGGAGACATATCAAGAAAACTATAATTATCTGATGCTACTCCAAACCCACCTCCTCCTAAAGAAAAGGCCATAGGTTCACCTGTCTGTTTCACTGCTTTTTGTTTCATTACATCTACCGAAGGTTGAATATGTTGCATAATCTCTTCACCAAATAAAACATGATGTCCTCTATTTAACAAGAGTAGTGCAGGCACTCTAGACACAGTTGGTGGCAAAATTACTTTTTCGCCATTTTGAAGTTTAATATAGGTAGCACCATTTGTACCCTTAACTCTATCATCCACGCAAAGAAAATGCATTTCATCTTTTACCGGACTTCGCGAAACTACGCTTAATACTTGTTTACAATTCTCACAAAAGTTACTATAATAAAGGATTGTACTCATTTGCACTATAATAGTATTATCTCAGAGATCTTTAAACTCATATATCTCAAAAAATTGAGATAGAGATAAATTATGTGGGAATATACTATACACCATGAATCCTGTTGTTACTAACCTCGCTGAATCTGACGGCATTATGACGTTTACCCTATCAGGTGTAAATGTTAGTCTTGCAAACGCTTTGCGTCGCATTGTATTGTCCGACATTCCTTCTGTAGTATTTAGAACTACTCCATATGAAGAATGTAAAATGGATATTGAAATTAATACTACACGGCTTAACAATGAGCTTATCAAGCAGCGCATTAGCTGTGTTCCAATTCATATTAGTGATACTAACTTTCCAATTGAAAACTACATAGTTGAAGTCGATAAAAAAAATGATAGTGACATTATAGATTACGTTACAACTGGTGACTTTAAAATCAAAGATAAAAATACAGGAAAATACCTCTCTATATCAGCAACTCGTGATATCTTTCCACCTGACGAAATTACCGGAGATTTCATTGATATCGCTCGTCTTCGACCTCGTCTATCTGAAGACATTGACGGTGAAGAACTAAAGCTAACATCCACCCTTGATATTGGTACTGCAAAGCAAGATGGATGTTTTAATGTCGCTGCTACATGTGCATATGGATATACACAAGATCCTGTTCTGGTTAATGATAAAATTACCCAAATGGAAGGCGAAATGAAAGCAGAAGGCCTAGATGCAGATACAATCGCTTTTAAAATTAAGGATTGGAAGCTTCTTAAAGCTCAAACTATTAATATACCTGATTCTTTCGACTTTAAAATTGAGACAGTTGGACAGTTTGATAATATGTCGCTTATCTTCAAAGCCGCACATGTTATGCTCGATAAAATCACTACATTCAAGAAGGATATTCAAGAAAATGACAGTTTGATCGCTCAAACTGATACTACATTACCCAATGGATTTGACATCAAGCTTATTGGAGAAGACTACACTCTTGGGAAAGCAATCGAGTATGTTCTCTATTCGAGACATTATGATCGCTCTTCTGCTAAATCTGATAAATCGCTTGACTTTTGTGGGTTCAGAAAGCCACATCCTCATATTGACGAAAGTATTATTCGAATTGGTTTCAAAGACGCTACTGATAAAAGTAGTGTTATTGCCATACTGACTGAAACATGCAAGACATTGGAGGTAATCTATAATTCAATCAGCGAATACTTTAAAAAAATAGACTAAATATAGATACTTATAAAGTATGAACAATTTTACAATATTGAAATGATATTCATAACAATATTGTTTTCTTTATTTACTCATTATTGAGTCCCATATCAGTGTTTACTCCATAAGCTACATTTATTACTTCTTGTTCTTCCTGTTCTTCCTTTTCTTCCTTTTCTTCCTTTTCTTCCTCAAATGACTCTTTTAACATCATCAATCCTGGCCTAGGGGGCACGGGAGGGGGTGTTTTTTCAACAATAGAATTGTTTTCAACTAGAGAATCATTTGGTTTTGTAAAATTATCCTGTTTCTTATCTATATCTATAGTCTTGCAAGGAATAACTGTTTTATTACTTCGTTTTCTACAATACAAGTATAATGTTATAGTTGTTAAAATAAAGCATATGGGAATTAGAATAGCTAATATTAAAGATACATCATTTTCTAAGATAGAATTAATAGGACTTGTATAATTAGTATTAGAAAAATTGCTTGTTACATTAAATAATTTTTTGTCATTTAACATACTAGGAGAAATACTAGGAGAAATACTAGGAGAAATACTATTACTAGAAGATGGGCTAGGAAAAATGTTATTAATTAATTGAGAAATAATACTAGATGGTGAAATATTAGACGAGGGACTAGGAAATATATTAGGGTGATATATAGAAAATTGACTGCTAGGTGATGGCGAATTATTCAATATAGCAAATGTATTGTTTGAATCACTATTATTTGACATAATAATGGACGAATTGTGAATATAATATGATTTATTTGCTACGCTGAGCGTAACATTAGAAGAATTAATTGAGTCAAATGCTCTTACACATATAATAAAAATAGTTTCTATATCGTCATTAACGATCCTCCAGACATTTTCACAAGTATTCAATTGCATATGTTAGTCAGTAATATATTTACAGACATTTGCGTAAATCATTTCACTGTATTAATTATTTATACTTGTCAAAATAATTACTACTAACTAACAATCCGTATTCTGTACAATTTCCATATCATCCTTTGCTTGTTGATGATGAAAATTAATAGAATGCATAAGCAAACTAGGATGCATCTCGTTCACATATGTTACTACAACACTCCTCCTAACAATCTTGTTTTCTTTTGATAGACTAGTTGTATATAGCTCGTGCAACTTATACATATGAGTTCTATATTGAGATGAGTAACCGCCAAGTGGTCCCTCTTTCTTTACATAACACGAAATATATTTACTATGAAGTTCGTGTGTAAACTTATGAACCATATCTCTGTAATCACTAAACAGGTTCTTGTGTTCAGGATAATAACGTAGATAATCCTTTACTTTTTGTGATTGGCGCAACATAAGATAACGATATTGTAGTTTCGGCTGATTTCCTCTCAATTTTCGAACTGTCTCATATGTCACGTTTCTATACTTACTGCGCATATGCCGTCCTTCGGTATCAAATCCAGAAATCATCGCACCAACAATCTTATAATCTGCATCACCACTAGATAGATACGCAGACATACTAGCTAGATTATCTCCTTCTCTAGGATATTGCAGCCAATTAGGCAATTTACTGCGCACATCATCACTCATGTCTACTTCACTTACAATATTATCTGTAATCTCATACATCTTTACTAAAAATAGCTGTGGTGATGTAAATGGTACAACAATTCGATTTTTAGGATGCTGAAGAACAAATGAAAAAATATAATTTTTTGGAAAATTATCAAGTTGATTTAAAAGATCATTTTTGGAATCATCCCCTTCGTCATTCATCATTTCATTATGCTGCAATGTATCCATAAACATTCCTCGAAACGTATTTTCTACACCTGTCTGAGGTTTACCATCCATCGTATAAAATGCTACGCGTCCTCCGACTGAACTCCTTGTAGCAATTTCCCACGATTCGCCCGTATGAAAAGCATTAATCATTGTACCTTCAATATAATCTTCTACCTTTACTGGCCTAGAGTTATCTAGACGAGATACAAATGAATCATATGAAATTGTCTTTGGTGGCGCGAAAGAAATAATTTTTCCATCCAGATGGACTACTGATCTAAACAGACCCACTGTTTCGGCTCTATCATGTGATAGAAATTGTTTATCATATCGAACAACATTATAATTTTTGCCTCCTACAACCCAATGTTTTTGTTTTAGGTTGAGAGTGTTAAGAAGTGCATCGACTTTACTCTCTTCATCTGAGAATAGATCGGCTATATTATGGCCTTCTACTTTGTTAAGATCGTATCTGCACGTGCTCATTGTGTCTTCCATATTATCTTAATATTGGGAGAATCTTTAACTGGCTTTCATTTACAATAAAATGAGTAATAGAGATAAATATCTGGTATATGTATAAGATAATGGCCAGTGAACCTATTGAACAGTCAATAAACCTTCAAGTCGGTGACATTATCGAGTTTGTCGCACCAACAGACTCAAAGATAAATGCAAAACCTTTCCTAATTAAGTACATTGATAAAGAAAAACTTGATTTACTTGGTCAGGATGGAACCGCAGCAACTATAAACATAAATGAAGATGGAACACTTCGAAATGAATCAATTCAGACAATTGCTATATTAAGTAGAGCTGATTCTCCAAGTTATGCACGGCAAAATGGTTTAGTACCATCCCAATGGATTGATCTTTATTTTGGTGGAGAACTTCCTGTTATTATGACCGGTCTTATTACCAACTTAGATGAAGATCAAATTGAAATTAAACTTGTTGACGATGAAACCATTTATATTGATTTTAAATACAACGGGATTCCTTCGGATTTACCAATTGAAAAAATTGTCAAGAGAGAAATACCTACTCAAGACAATCCTGCGGATATGATATCCCCTATTCCAGAAAAAATTACTACACCTACATCACCAGAAGGAGATGAAGAAATAATTGAAACAACTGAGGAAGACGCAATGAGCCCATTACCCGAACCTGAGTTCAGAGAACGTGTGAAAAATGTTATAATTGCAGCAGATCAAATACAATTTGGGGAAAAATTAGGAGCGATTGCCATGATGGTTGAAGTTCCAGAAGACGAAAAAAGATATGGTATCGACAAACAGGCTACTGATCTTCTTAACGAAATGCTCTCTGATATTCCTAATGCTGAAAGAACTCAAACGGTTCTCAACAACATTCACCGAATGATTGAACGTTTTAAGCAGCTTAGAACGCAATTCTCCAAGTTCGATGTTAACGGTAATGCTCAAATGCCTGATATTCAAGGTGCGGACTTCAAACCATTAGTTCACTCTCTTGAAGTTCTAAACCAAAAACTTTACTGGATTTTACCTGTTGTACGTAACACCAAAAAATTATACGACGTTGATGAGGAAGTTGCCAAAGAATATAATGATGTAGATCCAGAAACTTTGGCCGCTATCAGAACTGCAGAAACAGAAGTCATCAGAGCTTTTAATCAGGGAGAAATCCCAGATGGGCAAAATGGGTATGATTACATGATTAAATCAGTTGATAAATACTGGACACCATTTGAACCTCCTGACTCAGAAAATGGAACTATTTCAACACAGCGCGTTGAAAGTAATTTAACTGCGATTGTTGATAATTTGTACGATTTTTATTCATCTGTTTCCAAAAATGATAACATCAAGCGTAAACGATTTCTTATTCAAGAATATAATCTCGGCATGAACACTCTTGAAACGCAAAGAGTTGCTGGTGGTGGCGAAGTAATTAAAATTAAAAAAATCACTCGCCCCGATGAGATGAGTATTAAATCTTTTCTAACTTTACCAGAATCCGTTGTTAGATTCTCACATGTAAACTTACCATCAACAAATATTATGATGAAGTGTAATCTCTCTAGAAATCACCTATCGTATTGGCGTATGTTGAATAAATTAACCTCGGTTACAGTTAAACCTGTTGGAAAAGAACCAGTTGAGTTTGACGAAAATAAATACCTAGAAGACGTAAGAGAATATCTTCCAAATGAATATTCTGAAACAGATTATAAAACATATCTGGAAAATATCATTCCAAAAACACGTGTTCTTTTCAATCTAATTAAAAAACATATAACTGGTACCTTGAGTATAAATGCTGTTCTCTCTTATCTGGAACCTTTCCTTGTTTACCAGAGAGATCTATCTTTTATGCAGTATCAGGAAATCACTGAGTTTATTTCTGATAAAATTACCGAATGGAAGAAAAACTATGTTATAAAGAAAAGAGATTACGAGCAGCTTACCAAGGCTGGTGTTTCTCGAAGAACACTGCCACTTATTCTCGATCTCCTACGTCAATCACCCGAGGCGAATGTTGAAGTTAATGAAGGATATAGATTTGATAAAGTTCCTCTTGACAAATACAGTGACGGAGAGATCATTAATTTAATGAATAAGATCGACTCATCTAGATACTTCAATGATGTTATTGCAATGATGTCTTCTGATCTCATGTTACCAGATGGAATGGCCACATTATTAGAAAAAGAAGAGTTTACTATTAGTAAATCCACTGCTCAAACTGATAATGTAAATAGTAAGGACTGTTCTACACGTGTTCTCTCTAAAAAATATCTTTCTATTGATGAACTTGCTGATGATAATGGGAAAGATATCAGTTATGATAAACAATTTGATAAAACATATTATGATGTTATTAAATCGCATCAAGCAGAACTAGATATTATTATAGAAGAATCATCAAAAATCGCTTATCTCCAAAATAAGATATCTGAATCTACCGGAATGAGCACAGACGATGCAAAAATAGAAGCACAAGCAATGATTCTTGGTTACAGACCAGTAAAGGATGGAGATTATGCACTTGTTTCTATTAGCGATGATCAAGTATTTTTCTACAAAAGAAGAGACAATACTTGGATTCGCGATGAAAGCATTCCCGAAACAACTATGGCTAATTCAAACGCATTATTTTGTAATTTAGCTGAAAAGTGTATTAGTATAAATGATGACTGTGTTGCACTTCCTGCTGCTACTATTGACATGCAACAAAATGCCATTAAAGATATGACAAAAGAGTTCAGTGAAAGATTAAAATTGGGATCTAAGGCAATTGACGAAAAAATAATGGCTGCTGGAAATAACGCAGCTGCTCGCCTAACACCATTAATCACATTACTAACAAGTGAGTTTACAAAAAATGATACACTTAAGTTTGAGCTTGGGGCATCGGCGAAAGAAGTGGTTGTTGAAAAATCACCCCGCGCAGGGCTACTCAGTCTTATTTTATCACAAAGCGATTTTGTTAAAAGACAAAACAATATTACACAATTTGTAGCATATTATACCCGCCCTGCAAATCCCGAAGAAGATCAGTGGTGGTTATATTGCAATACATCAAATGTAAAGTTACTGCCAACGTTTGTATCAAAGCTTGCAGATGTTTATGTTTCTGGTGGAAATTATTTCCATGAACTTCAATTGATCGCTGACCAACAGGGAGAAGAAGGCGGAGACGGCGAAGCAATTGTCGATCAATATAGTGGATGGATAATAACGCGAATTGATTTTAGTACCGAAGAAGGATTCACAGAAGAAGGGTTTGTCATGCGTTCTCGAGAAGTTATGGAAGCTGATCTTGGAAATGCAATTGCTCAAGCACCAAATGCAAAAATAGAGACATTTGGCGATCCTGAATCTGAAAAGATTTCAAGAGTTATGCGAGCAATTTCTAGATACATGGGTCTCAATACTAATGCTTTGGAAGAGTTTGTTATTAGTCAAACTGCGAAACTTCTAGCAAAGAGTATGCCTGCTCGACAAGATTATGAGAATGCAGTTGCTGCACAACAGGGAAAGAAAAAGAAATTAGACCCATATGACATTGTTTATGATCAAACACTCATTTTACTTACACTTAGTTTCCTGCTTATTGGCATCCAAACCAGTATCCCGTCACTAAGAACTAGAAAAACATATCCTGGTTGTGTTAAATCGTTCTCTGGATATCCTGTTTTTGGAAATGGTGATGATTCAGGAATAGAATATATTGCCTGCGTAACCGATGGTATTAAAAGTTCAATTGAACCATGGAACTCTATTAAAAAACTGAGTCAACGTAAGATTGTATCAAAGATGAAATCTCTTATAGACAAGTTTATCATAGCTACTGATGTTATTCAAGAGAGAATTGTTTCAAAATCCGAATATGATGCTATTAATCAAGAAGAATACATTCCTGCTGATCTAGATATTACAAACTGGATTAACTTTTTACCGCCTTTGAAGCCAGTTAATGTTTCGGTATTGCCTCCATCAAAAGAGTTCCAAGAACAATTTTTAACTGATATAAAACGCGGAACAAAGGGTCAATTTGAAAAAATCAATGCATTGCGATCAAAAATAATCTATCTTGCATTATCAATTGAAACTGCTGTGCAAAAAGTTGTCACTAAAAATATAGCAGATCATCAAGCTATTCTATCAAATGCTGCAAAGATCCCATTTTTAGAAAACGCCTGTTGTAATGAAAATAACGACGAAACCTATAAATATTTCTCAGACAAGGAAGGGTCTATAAATATTGACAACAATATTGTAAGAGACTTAAGAGCAGTCTTGGACGATGTAGGTGCAATGTCTAAGGCGTCAATCTTATTTGACCCTACAGATACGCGCATTGAGTTCCCTAATTTACCTCCAGAGTTTGACGAGGAAACAATTTATCGTGCATTTATGGTTTATTGTAAATATAACAGTGATATTCCAATCAGTGAAGAATTGAGAGCTATCTGTATGGATAAGCCAGATGATTTCAATATATCTGACTCTATAAAAGATAAAATTAAAAAACTCAAGAGAGATGGCCGAAACTTTGATAATGAGACCCTTGCTCGATTAATGTCAATTATTAACAAAAATAATATTGTTTCGCTTGACATTAGAAGTCTTGTTCTAAGCAATATTCAAAGACTTCGCGACAGACTATCGTCGGTTAATGATAGTGAAGTAAATATCTTGCCAACTCCATTTATCAACGGTATGTTAGATGTTATTGATAGATTTGGTGTTGGAGATCTTCCGGCTGATAAAGATACAGATGAAGTTAGAAGTATGAAAAATTATCTGCAGACTGTTAATGACCAAATGCAGAGTGCTATTTCTGATTTTGTACGTCGAAATAATGCTGAAGGACATACAAAGTTTGCAGAATGTCTTACATCAATCACAGAGTTTCGCCCTGATCCATCAAGCAATGACTCAACCGTTTTTCAAATGGCTAATTATGCGAAGAGTGTTTCATGGCTAATTTCTAGAGTGTTCCCAAATATTATTATTAATGAAGTTGCATACAATAATGTAAAAGTTCCTCCTTGCTGGAATCTATCAGATCAACATCAACAAGATATTAGAAGTCAAGCAAGAGATCATTATAGTCCTCTTTCAAAGTTTTATGGAGATAGTCAAATTAAATCACTGCTTCAGGTTTTTCAGTTTGAGGGAAGACAATTATGGGCTATATCAGATGATACAATGTATATCGCACCAGTAAATACACCAGAAGGCATAGTACAATCTGTTTTTGATGATAAAATGGTGAAATATTTATTCAAGTTCTACATCTTAAATGCACTTATTAACATGATGGAACTGGTTGATAGAGAAGACTTTTATGACGAAAAACTAGAAAGACCAAGCAATCCTTTACTGCGAGAGCAGGTAGATGTGGTATTAGGCCAGGAAGGTAGAGCACCTATGTTGGAAATAATGTCTGGAGAGAAAAAATTAATGTCTGAAAAAATCGCCAGTGTTATGACTTCTTTCATGAGTGTTGCTTGTCAAGATAAAAAGGTAATTGATTTAAATTACGAGGATTTAATGGAAAAGGTAACACGGGGAAAAGAAAAGGAAAAAGATCAAATAGTTGAGTTCTTAACAGAATTAACTGATGAAGAAAGAGAGATTGAAAATATGTTTAAAAATCACAGAATTGGTCGCTGGTCAGTTGGTATGCAAAAAGGTTTTAGAGTATACGAAGGAGATACATATGATCAAGAACGAAGCGCAATGGAGGAACGTACTATCCGCGAAGCTCGACTCAATAAAATCGATGGCGTCACTAAGGGTTTAATGGATGTCTTTGAACTAGATGCTATTGTAGAAGAAAACGAAGCTCGAATGATAGAAGACCAAGAGTTTGCAATTGATTATAACGGAGAAGATGACAATATTAGAGATGTTGACTTCGGCGACGAGATATAAGTTTTTAATGTTAAAAAAACTCACTACAATAAACATCTAATGTTTATAAAAAATTGAAAATATTTTTTACTATTTTAAAATCAATAATAGTAAAAAAATACAAATATGAAAACATCATCATATACATTTACCTGCGGCGATCAAGGAGAAAATCATGCTGGAATGCAAATTATAGGAGAGGAAGCAAAAGAAGGAGTTAAAGCTGAAGATGCTGAAGGCATAATGAGAAGAGTTTGGGATACAAATCGTGTATGTGAGATAATTGACCTTAAAACTATTCTGCCAGATGAATATAAAAAAACATGCCCTTGTGCGTTTGTGATAATTATACGAAATCTATTATCAGGCAAAGAAGCAGATGAATTATATGTTGAACAAGAGGCACTAAAATGGGATAACAAATATTATGATACCCGCAGAAAGAAGGTTTTAAACAAAAGACGAAGACATAATCTGATGTATAGTCAGGAAAGCCAAGAGCCAGATTATGAAAATAAAAAAGGTCGAATTATTGCATGGTCTGATGTACCTTGCCTAAAAAATGCTGTTAACAGACTTCAAACGCTAGGCGGTTCTAAGGCAGATAATCTAGTTTGTGAAGGAAATAAATATAAAAAGTTTGAAAAAAAAACCAATGTGGGGATAGGGTGGCATGGTGATAGTGAAAGAAAGAAGGTATTTGCTATAAAATGTGGTAAAAGTATGGATTTAAGATATAGATGGTATTATTCAAGAGCAATTATTAGTAGTGAAATAAACATAGTATTAAATCATGGTGACGCTTATATAATGAGCGAATGGGCAGTTGGAAAAAAATGGAAGTCAAGTAGTTTGGTAACTCTGAGACATTGTGCTGTACCATGTGGTGATGTAGAATAACTTGATAGTTGTAGGATGCATATTTGGCAACAAAAATATATGTGTAGGTAAGTATAATAATTTTTTTAATGATTATCCATCTAGTGCCGAGACAATAATTACCTTATTTTCAACCACATTTATTCTGGACGGCGGCGTAGTGCGCAAGAATTGTGCGAGTGCAATGGGTTCATTATTTTTTATAACAATTGTTTCACAAGAATTATCTCTTACATGTTCTGCAAAGTATGTAAACGGGCCTTTGAAGCATATATAATCTTTTTTTTCTGATATTGAATGAATAATTTGCTCTGCTGCAATATTCGCAACTTCAGATTCATTTTTTATTCCGGTAGCATCGTGAACGTAAGCAATGATAGCGCATGGATTATAGCTCCCATCATTGATTGCCCATTCAATAGCATAGTCTTTTGGAGAAGAGGAATTGACTTGGGATTGATTACTCATTTTTTCTTTGATGATGAAAGACAAACTATTTCAGATAGTTTTCAATTTTTCAATGAATACTGTAAACAAATAATTTTTTGTTGATATTATAATGGAATTAACGTTTTTAACTTTTTTTAACTTTTCCAAAGACCCTCAGATATATTTATAAATACCAAAGAAACACCCAATATATTTTAGAGAATTGAAAACAGGGTAAAAAACATGATTTATTTAGAGAGCCTAAAGAGAAAAAAAGGTATTTTTGAAAAAGTATGTAAGAAAGTTATGTAGGACTGAAAAAAGAGAACTATATCTTTATTTTAAAGAACTTAAGCTCTTTTTTCTGTAGTCATTATATGACTACAAAAGGACTACAAGAAGGAGCCAAAAAGAGCCAAAAAGAGCTGGAAGAATATCATTGCGAAAAGTGTGACTTCTTTACGTGTAAACTTGGAAATTGGAAAAGACATCTTAAGACGAAGAAACACCTATGTCCGCTAATGACTACAGATGACTACAACATGACTACAAAAAAAGAGGAAAAAGGAGCTACAATTGAATCTGACTTCATATGTGAATGTGGTAAAGGTTATGCTAATCGTCAGAATCTTTACCGACATCAAAAGAAATGTAACTTTGACCATGAAAAACCTAACATAGTTACTGCAACACATGAAATGACCACATCCGAGTCATTAAAAGAAATGGTAGGTCTTATGAAAGAAGTTGTTAATAAAAACTGTGAATTAGTTGAAAAGCTTGTAACTAGTAATTTAAATGGAGCGCATCATCATACAAGTGGAAGTTACAACAATACAAATAGCAATAATAATATATTCAATATTCAACTCTTTCTTAACGAGAATTGTGCAAATGCGATGTCAATTCAAGATTTTGCTAAGAAACTAACCGTAGAGATGAGTGATTTAGATTTGATTGAAAATGACGAACCAAGAGCAATTGTTGGTATGATAAAGAAAAGTCTTTCTGGATTGAGTCAAAATGAAAGGCCTCTGCATTCACATGCAAAAAAATGGTATGTAAAAGATCATGAAGATGGATGGGAAGATGATGATTCAGGAAAAGCAGTTGATGTAGTAAAATCAGGAGCAGCCAAATCGCTATCTAGACTTGCGAATGAAAAGTATAATACTTTTATGACTGATGGAAAATCAGGAGAAGCTTATGCTGAGGCAATATCAAAAGTAAATAGTGATGTTGATATGAGATCCATGAAGGTAATCAAAAACAATTTAACTGGTGTGTGTAGTCTAAAAGATAAAAGATAAATAGTTGTTTTTTATATCTGATAATAGTAATAGTATTATGAATCGTAATTTTATCAGACGTAACATAACTTCTGTAGCAATCAGTATTTTTGTAGTCGCATATACATTTATTGTATTAAGCAAGACTCCACTAATTTTTAATAAAGACGGATCTTTACGGGAGTTCGGAGTTGGATATTCTTCGAGAAGTGTTCTTCCTGCGTGGCTTGTAGCTATTTTAATCGCAATCATTTCATACTTTTCTGTTCTGTATTACATCTCAATGCCACACATTGACTTTTAAACATATTATTGGTAATTAAATCTATAATATGCTTTACTGTGTACTAGGAGTTTATTCGTTACTTGTATATACTCTTTTTGTTTCCTTTGCTTTTTGTGCTTTATCTTGTGCCTCTGCCAACTGTTGTTCATATTCATCATGACGCTTTTGCATATCTTTTGCACTAGTGCTGCATGATGTATTGACAATATAATTGTAGCTTACTGATGTTATCAATAATCCTGCTAACAAATACCATATATAGGCTGCAACAGTGTCTTTTAATACAATCATGCTGTAAAGTTGACCTTTTAATCCTTGATCAGAGAAAACCCCTTTCTTAAATACACCTCTCATTTTCTCCCAAAAGTAATCAAAGTTATCTACAGTAATCTCATTAACTAAGAGACTTTTATCAGAATAAATATGAGCCAATGCTTCATCCATGTCTTGTGATTCTGGTGTTTTCTTTCCCTTGGGATTAGGCTCTAAAATATCAGCTAGAATATTATTAAGGCCTGCTAAAATCGCTACTCCATAACCAAATGTATTTGAGAATGGCGATAACCAGCCTGGAAACATGGAGAGTAATAATGTCAATATACCAAAAATAAATCCCCATGGAAATACAGTAACCATTAATGCTGTGGACCATTCCGCACTACCGCACATAGCCTGTGTGACTCCTAGATTAACGAAAAACTCACCGATGATAATTAATAATACGTATCCGGCAAAATACATTCTAGATGTGCCGCTGGAATCTTGACCCATTTTTTTACTTCCGGTGTATTCGGCAACTGTATAAAGCGTGGTGACTATAAAGAACCATATAATTGAACTAGTAGGATTAGGAGTACTTGAATCAGCCATCTATACTAAATAAGCACAATTTAATTTGGAATTATAGAAGTAATAATTAATGGAACGTCCAGTGCTTACAGAACCAGGAGTAAAATATTGGTTAACCCAAACATTGAAGGAATGTAGGAAGTTTAAAGACCGCAATATCAGTATATTTTTTAACTTTACTATGCTTGTATTGTTCTTCTTAGTTGTAGGCAGTTTTTTGACTTATAAATATAAAGGCAAATTAACTCCTAGCGAAATTGCTGATAAAAATAGAAAAAAACAAGAATATATTGTATCAAAATTACAAAATCTAGCCCTTATTAAAAGTAAAGCGAACTCTACTATGATAACTGATTTGCCTACGTGGAATAATCATCCTGAGATCGCTGTATTAGAAAGGAAAATATATACGTAATATGTATATAATGGATCAACCCACCATAAATGCATTAGAAGAATACTATAAGCTTAAGGATGAATATGAAACCTCTATTACAAAGACTCGTCGCAAAATTATCAGGGATAGATCAATTGATAAGTCTGCTAAACTGCAGGCAATTGCTTCTATGAAAAAAAAATGCACTAACTGCGGTAAACTGGGCGGAATGGTTTTTTCACAAGAAGGTACAATTCTAAGAGCAAGATGTACTGCAACACAAGGACCATGTGCATTAGACATTGAAATTAACCGAGGTGATTATCAACAAGTAGATTCGCTTTATACATTTGCAAGCGAAGAAAGCGAAGATGCTAGAACTAAAATTATCCGAACGAAACTAAATATGTTATTTGGTTTCATTAGCGAGTCAGAAGCTATGAGTGTTTTTGTTGAACAAAAAGATGATTTTGATAATATTACTGCCAGTTTAAGAGACGTAGATGATACATTTGTTAATATTGTTCAAGGAAAAAAAACATTAGAACAAAGAAGAGAGACTAAGACAAATATTTCAGTTGCAGTCGATAGATTGCGCAGATTATCAAGACAATACAATGAGACAAATAATCCTGCTATTATTAGTGATATGGTATCCCATTATGTTAACGAGATTCAGCCTGAGGCTACTAAATATCGTGAATTAAGATTTTCAAAAAATGCAATTGAATGTTCTAACGGTGAAAGAGGAGGAGGAAAGTTTATATGTGAGGATGGTATATATAATTTAATACAAGACCCTTACACATATGAAGAGGCTGTTGTGATTCTTGAAGAACCTGCAGTGCTTAAGAATAATAAATAGAAAATATAAAATAGATTTATATATCAATGAAGATGAAATATATAAAGCTTCCGATATTTCTAGCTGCATTTGTAATAGGATTATTATTCGTTTACCTATCAGCCGCCCCTACTGAGACTGTACTCGTTTATCCAACTCCAGAAAACGCAGGTAAGATTGAGTACCGAGATAAAGCAGGTAATTGTTTTTCTTATAAGGCTAATGAAGTAACATGTCCAAAAACTGGTATGAAAGTTATACCAATTCAGGAGTAATAATATTTGAATAATGTATATGATACAGAATATTATTAAATCAATGCATACAAAGTTTGGACAAGTAGTTATTTCTATTATTCTAGGAATTGGATTAGCTAGTCTGTTTAGAAGAACGTGTCGCAATGAGGATTGTTATACATTTCAATCGCCAAAAACAGGTGAGGTGGAAAATACAACATATCTTCACGGTGGATCGTGTTATAAGTTCAAAGCAGAAACAAAAAAGTGTGAATCACAAAAACATGTTACTTTTGCGTAATCTATTTTATTATAAGAACTGAGTTATAATAAATGGATTCTGGTGGAATTACGACAACTAGTTTAGCGGAGCTTCCTACTTCTGGTACTGAGGTTGACCAAAATGTTCAACTTATTACAAACGAAAAAGATGAAGGAAATACTAATACAATCGTATCAAATGAGGCGAACAAAGCAGAGCAATTAAGAGAGCGAGATAATGAGCTTATTAACGGTATTCAAAAAGCAAGTGCAAGTGGAATGCTAGGACTTCCTAGCAGAGATATACCAATGGATCAAAGTAACATAACGTCAGATGAAGAAATTAAGCCCAACTTTATTCCTGCACAAACAAATGATTATATTACCGAACATGTGACATCTGAAGAAATAATTCGTCAAAATGCAAAAACTCAACAGACTAAAGACACTTGGGATGATGTTTATGCTGAAATAAGTTTGCCATTGCTTATTGCTGTGTTTTATTTTATGTATCAATTACCAGCTGTAAGAAGAACATTTCTGAATACATTACCTATGTGTTATGGCAAAGGAGGAGATGTTAACCTAACTGGACGATTGATAAATTGTTTAGTATTTGGTGGAGTGATTTATGCTTCATCAAAATTAGTTTCAAAGATCAGTAGTTGAACACTTTTTTAAGGTAACATTTGATAATTTACAGAAGTAAGCACTCATTGTATCATTTCTGTAATCATTAATATAATTGATTTCTTTTATTCCCGAAGCACATAATATTTTTGAGCAATTTATACATGGATAATGTGTAATATAGGCAGTCGCACCATCACATGAAACTCCTCTCCGTGCACAATCAGTCACTGCATTTTGTTCAGCATGAACTGTTGCGATTTCATGTCCATCCCTCATGACCTGTTCATGCACACAACCAGGCAAATATCCATTATAGCCTTGAGATACAATTCGATTATCTTTCACCAATACGCATCCTACTTGTAATCTTTCACAAGCAGATCTTGTAGATGTTACTTTTGCCAATGACGTAAAGTATTCATCCCAATTCGGTCTATTTAATGTAGTCATTTTTATAATTAGCGTTCACTATTTATGTTATTTTATATATTGTCTGTGTAATGGAAAATGATGAGAATACCGACATAGATTTACTTAGAAGCTATATAGATGCAGTAACTAAAAATAGTATGAATGGTCTTGATAAACCAAAGGAGATTGATTTAGTAATAAGCGGAGGTGCATTCAATGGAGGATATGGTTATGGTGCATTACTTTATATTAAGAGTTTGGAATGTCAAAACAAAATCCATGTAAATCGCATTTCAGGTTGTAGTATCGGCTCGTTGCTTGCAGTCGATCATTTATCAGATAAATCCCTCAATTTGGAAGAACTGTATAGTGGTTTGCAAAAATGCTTACGTGATAATGGAAAACTATTTGTGTTGCGAGAAATAGTAGAAAAAGTTGTCGATAATGCTCTTAAAGATGACAATTTTTTCCAAAAAGCTAAAGGGCGTTTATTTATTACACGTACAAATCTAGAAACAGGTACACATGAACTAGTAGATAATTTTGATAGTCGCGATGATCTTGTAGAAGCCGTTTATTCTTCGTGTTTTATTCCGATACTAGTAGACGGCAATATGCGATATAATGGCAAATATGTAGATGGAATAGTACCATATTTATTTACAGATTCGGTTAGACCAAGTCTATATATTGATTTAATGTGTTTCTCTAAGTTTCATAAAATGTTGTTAACAATGAAGGAGGTTAATCCTCATGTAAGAATAATAGATGGTGCAAATGACGCATCAAAGTTTTTTAATGAAGATGCATCTGGAATATGTAGTTGGGTTAACAAGTGGGGGTTTCATCAAATGATAATTTTTAGATTGACATATTTGATTTTATATATTGTGGTTGGAACATTAGATATTCTCTCTAATAATTCTGTTCCATCATTTATAAGTGGATCGGCATTATATAAAGGTACTATGGGTACACTAACTCGCTTATTGAGAGATATGTTATTTAAAATGTCTTCTCACGATGCATAACCTTGACAGTAACATGTTCCATATCGTCTGGATAATTTTTGTCCTGGAGGACAAATACAAGGATCAGACGCACTATTATTAGCAGCTGTCTTAAGACACCAACTCATGGGATATCCTTGACCAACACATGTATCATACGGCGTGAATGTTTCTTTTATTCTTGGGTGTGTAATAATCAATACAACAATAAATAGGATAATTGATAATATAAGTTCGGTTTTCATTAACTATATATATTATCAACTTTTAAAAGCCAAACAGACCTTTTTTATTTTTACGACTCTTCTTTTTTGATTTTTTTCCTTTTTTACCACGTGTTTTGGATTTCTTTTTAGGATTTTTTTTGGCATTTGCCTTATTTTTCTCTCCTGGGGCATATCGTAAAAAGTACTCTTCATATTCTTTTGAACCTCTCTTTCCCTTGAGTTCTTCATATTTCTTACTTTTTTCATTGCGCATATCTTCTAGAGTAGCTTGTTTACCAATGCATTGAAGACTAAATCGTTTTAATACTCCTTTTTGTTGTAGACGATTTCTTGATTGAACTAAGAAAAGATATTGAGACATGCAATATATACGATCGTGATCATAATACGCTCTGTTAGCATATAAGAATGCTAAATAAAAACTAAGCATGGTGTCAAGAGTTGCGACATTCACCTTTTTTCCTTTAATGCGGATAACATTGTAACTATGACATGCAAGTGGTTCATAAATAAATGCAACAGTGTCATTTCCAACTGTAATATCATAATGAGGTGCTATAATTTCTCCGAATCCTTTATGTTTGTGTGTTTTGACATTATGAAATCCTTCATCTTGCAGTCTCTCTTTTATAATATTCGATGCTCGTTCGGGGTCAAGTGAAATAATATCGAAATCAGGATTTTTAGTTTGAAATCTGAACTGATTTTTTTTATGCATATATCTGCTGTATAGTTCGCTTGCATACCCTCCAAAGAAAACCAATCCTTGATCAATCGCAGATGACCTAACAGTATTATAAATATCCTTAGCATCTTCGCGTGATCCTTCAAAACTTCTCATGAAATCAATATGATCACACTTAGGATTACGCATTTTGTAATGTTTATTGAGAAGTGTGAGGCGTTTTAATACTTTTTCCCATCTACTTACGTCACCTTTTGGTCTAGATAGCTCTAAAAACATTGCCATTCTTAAGTAATCAGGTGGGGCATATAGAATACCATCAACGCGAATAGCATCCTTTTGGATAGATTTGAATAAATCTTTTGGAATATATGTAATATCCGCAACTGGAATAAAATTGACAAACACTTTGTATGTTCCGTGATGAACCCCAGACTTTGCTTCTACATCGGTGTAACCTTTTTTTGCATATAAATCAGCCAAGTCTTTTGCATCATTAAGTGCATTATGACTAAAGAAATCGTAATCAGGTATTTCAATATTTTTATCGTAAAACTGGTCTTGTGTTGGTAGAATATTGTTGATTGCTGTTCCACCATAACAGATTAATTTCTTCTCTCTTAAAAATGTTTCAACTATAATGATTATTTCCTTTACTTCTTCTGAGTGTGTAAGTTTTTTACCAGCTTGTTCTTCTGCTTTATCTACTGCGGCTCTTAAAACCTCTAATTCTTTTTCTTCAAGAGTGGGCATTGTTTCGTATATATACAGAACACATAAAATATACTAAACTATCATCTATATGGTAAGTGCGTAATAATCTGTCTTAGTCTCACGCTGTTTATAAGAATTATCTGGATTAGGTGGTGCAGGGGCAGCAACAGTGAGGGGGATAAATCTAAGAGATTCTGGTTTCAAAACAAATGCACTTCCGGTTGAATCGAATAGTAAATCATAATACTCCATATTTGCATCAAAGTTCTGGAAAGACATAGCATTAAACTGGCATCCACATTTGATAGATAAAGCAGCAGCATAGTTGGTATCATCTCCAGAGAGATCAGGCATCACAATTGTCATACATTTTTTGTTATATTCAATTAATTCGTCCATGTCAGGAGTGTACTTAACACCATCTGAATAACGAACACCTCGCATAAAAATAGAGTTTGATGCTTGATTAACATATTCATCTAAATCAGTTTGCTCAAATAATGGGTTTGATCTATCAACAATTAAAATTACTTTACCGCGTAGATTTTTAATCGCTTCTCCTCCTAGATTTCTACCATGATTTTCATAACTGTACTTAGGACCTAGAAGGCGATCCGACAGAGTTGATTCAAACATTTTAGCCATTTGGTTATAAATAGATTGATTATTGCTCATTATTCGTAAATGAATAATTAGTGGATCCGCTGGATTAGGACATGTACTTCCTGAAAATGCATAATCTCTAATAATATTGAGCGCATCTGAAATAGGAACACTGTTATATGTTTCTTTAACTGAATAGTCATCAACAGATGAGGTAGCAATGACAGGTTCATTATTTACAGAATAAATCTCAAAGTCAAGGCATCTTGCACCCTGTTTTATACAGTTTTTAAGTGCACAAATGTTAACAAAGTCATTTTTGAATTGACCTGCAGAACACGCATTGTATGCAGTCTTAATGTAGTAGTCTCTTAGATTGTGTTGAAAATCCTCATTATCCGGATTAAAACTATGTATTTTTGCTGTATCTGGATATACCTTATCCATGGTATCGCAATTTGCTTGATTAAGGGTGCTTTTATTATACAGCCAAAAGATCATCATAATAATCATAAGAGCGCATAATACTAGAACAATATATTTTGCCATCCGTGATTCACTTAGCGCTTTGGCAACAGCTTTTGGGTTAATATTCATAGAATCCATATTAATATACCTAGCTATTATTTTATCAAGCAACTGAGTTAAATATAATCCAAGTGTTCTATATAATGCCAGGTGGTTTATTAAATCTCGTAGCTTATGGTAATCAAAATATAATACTTAATGGTAATCCTAGTAAGACTTTCTTCAAGACAACATATGCCAAATATACTAATTTTGGTCTTCAAAAGTTTCGGATTGACTTTGATGGACAGCGAACATTACGCATGACAGATTCTTCTGTATTTTCTTTTACTGTACCAAGGTATGGTGATTTACTTATGGATACATATTTAGTTGTTAATATGCCCCATATATGGAGTCCGGTTTATCCTCCAACGAAAAATCTTAATTCAGATATTAGCAGCGATACCGATGACAGTATAGACCCAAATACCGGTTTGCCATATGCATCTGGTCTATGGCAACCGTATAATTTTAAATGGATAAAGAATCTAGGATCTCAAATGATAGAGAGTGTTAGATTCACTGTAGGTGGTCATGTTATTCAAGAGTTTACCGGTCAATATCTTTACAATATGGTAGAGCGAGATTTTGATAATGCTAAAAAAGATCTCTTCTATAAAATGACAGGTAATACACCAGATATGAATGATCCTGCAGCTCTATCTTCTAGCGGAGGTTATTATCCTTCTGCATTTCATGGCGGTGATAGTGAAGATACTGACTTTAATAAAGGTTATAATGCGGCTGGAAGTGAACCAAGTATACGTGCCAGACCTCTATATATTCCACTCAACATATGGTTTACTATGGCGGCTAAAATGGCATTTCCCTTAGTTTCATTACAATATGCAGAGTTGCAAATTGAAGTTACTATACGACCAGTTCAAGAGTTATTTACAGTAAATGAAATATTTACTGAACCAAAACAAGCATATGCCCCTGTTCCTATTCAACCTAATTTTAATGAAAGTAAATATGGTATGTATAGATTTTTACAAACTCCTCCTGGAGTAAATATTAATCAAGATAGCATCTATGAAGACCGGCGAACAAACTGGAATGCAGACGTACATCTGGTATCAACTTATGCTTTTTTGACAGATGATGAAGTTAGAGTATTTGCTGGAAAACCGCAAGAATATTTAGTAAGACAAGTTTATTCTAGAACATTCAAAGATGTTGTTGGTACAAAAAAACTAGATATTAATAGTCTAGGATTAGTATCAAATTACATGTGGTATTTTCAGCGCAGCGATGTAAATGAAAGAAATGAATGGTCTAATTATACAAACTGGCCATATCAAATATTACCAAGCCCATCAGAAGTAGCTGGATTGAATAATTGTTCACCGGTGAAAATTGATGGTTATAACACATATCCAGGATATACAACTGGTCAGTCATTACAGATAGGTCTTAAAACAACCGGTATTTTTTCACCTGAAAATCAAAAAGAGGTTATGGCAAATTGGGCTCTTCTATTAGACGGTAAGTATAGAGAAAATGACATGCCATCTGGGATGTGGAATTATGTTGAAAAGTATGTTCGCACTAGCGGAAATGGACAAGATGGTTTATATATATATTCATTTTCCTTGAATACTGACCCTTTCGACTTTCAACCAAATGGTGCAATGAATATGAGCAAGTTTAGTACAGTACAATTTGAAGTTAAAACATTACAGCCAACACTAAATGCAAGAGCCAGTTTTACAACAATATGCGAACCAGGTACAGGCACGGTAATTGGTACAGAAATGCCAACGCGAGGTATTTATGATTACACGTATGATGTAGTAGTACTTGAAGAAAGATTCAATATTCTAAAGTTTACAAACGGTATGGCAGGATTAGAGTTTGCTCGTTAATTACACGAATTAAATGTTTTTATAGGATCACTATTTAAATTATCATTTGACATAGCGATTGTATTATTATACTCTCTTGATGTGTGATAATTATCTATTGCTTTATTAATTGCCCAATTTGTTGGGATATGTGTAGCATTTTCATAAGGATAATTTTTAGTTGTCACTTTACGCAATGATGACATGCCTTCTCTAATTAAATACGCAGGCCCATAATAAAAATTAAGATTAGGTTTTACAACCCGATCTCTAGGTTGAATTGCAAATGCAATAATTATTGCTAATGCAATGATTGACCAAAATAAGTTCATTTATATGTATGTATATAATTTTGTCTCATATATATAAATGGCAGATGATTCAGTAAGTGCTATAGATGACAAAAGTAATGAGAATAATGGAGAATCTTCTACAGAAGAAAAACAATCTGATTGGAGAGCATTTGGGAGTTCTGTAATCAAGAACTTTATTCATATTATTGTTTTCATACTGATTGGGTCTAACTTTATATTTTTCACATATTATGACTCTTTGGATCTTATATTTCCATTTAGAAAGAATCTATATTTCCCAGGAGATACCATTGCTCTTCAAAAAGGTGGTCGAAAAAAACAGAAAGGTGGAGGTTCAAGCTACACATGTCCAGATCCTGGAAGTGGTAAAAAGTTTAAGATGCCAT